GACGAGTATATTCGGATATTTCCGATTTTTTGAGTGGTATGATTTCATGGGTAGAATTAAAGTTGAGTATGCTTTTTCGACATACTTCAAACATATCTGGGTGGTTTGGCTCGTACCCTATAAATATTTTCATTCTATTACCACCGGTGCTATGCCTATTTTAGTTTTATTTAATTTGCCCATGTGTCTAAGGGGTGGTGTGATTATCATATTATTTGCCCAGTATGTTTGTCCATGTAAAGAACATAATTTACTAATACAATGATAAGAAGCTCTAATTAAATTATCAAATTCTTCTTTTAGTTCTGCTTGTTCTTTTTCAACTTGTTCAATTTTTCTTAGCGTAGCTTGGACTTCAGGGTCTTGTATATTTGTAAATAAATTTTCATCAAGTACGATATGTCCTTCTTCGTCATACTTATATACTCTATCACTATGAATACTTATACCAAAGTCAGCAGCAGTTTCTGCACTCTCCCCTTCAGGATAAGGTATCTCGATATCTGGTAAGTTAAACTCATGTAGTTTGTTTTGTTTTTTAAGTTCTTCAACTTCTTCATTAAAGTACTCCATCCAAATGTGGTTGGAAAAAGAAGTAGAGTGATTTCTTACTAATCCCATATCTGTTTGATTATAGACATAAGTACAAGGTCTTTCATAATGTCTAAACATTCTTAATTCTCCTCTAGCATGTGCGTCTTTCATTAGATAATATAGATAAGTATCTTCTCCTAATGTCATATCAGGTATAGTTCTATACTTTGAGGCTTTTTTACTATAAAATACCAGTCGGGAATGAGTTTCGCATACATCTTCTTCATCTTGATAAGGTTCTCCTACATGATAAGTTTCTCCATATCTTTTCATATTATTATCTGTAACTTTTTGTAGGTCTAAATAGCGTTTAAACTCTTCATCTAAGTCTGTAACTATCCTATTATTAATTAAATACTTTTTAGCATTGGGAGCTATTTCTGCCCTATCTTTTAATAACTTAATTTGTTTATCATAGTTAAAAGGTTCAATATCTGTTTGAAAACAAACATTATATTTCCTTTGACCATATTCTGTTCTATCAGCTGACCAAGAGTGAATTAAGCATATAGAATCAGGAGGATTATCTAAGGCTACACATTCTTTGTAAAACCATACTCCATAAGGAGTTAGATAATCATCCCCATCTACTTGTACCATATAGTCATATTTAGACTCATCAAAGACTCTAATACATTCGTTTTTTCCTTGTCCTGGCATACCGTTACATTCGGTTACATGAAACTCAATTCCCATTGCCATACACCAAGTAGAACACTCTCGTATATATTTTCTATCGATTGTATTGATAATTACTACAGCTTCGCTATAGTCTAGGTTACTCCAACGAGGACTAAAATGTCTTTTTAAATCTTCTAAGGCAGGATTTCTTCCCCCTGCCCCATAGAAGGTTTGACTATAATCTTTCTTGCTTGTTGTTAATATAAAAAATTTAAGATTCTTCACTCTTTAACTGCCCGCCTAGATCATTAATATATGCTTGTCGAGCTGTCTGACAAATAGCAATCAAATGCTTACATCTGTCCATCTCTTCATCACATTTATAAATAGACACAACAATAGACTTTTGTTCTTCTGTCATGTCTTCAATATAATGGTCTTCGCCATCAATATTTAGTTTTTCTAATTCAGCCATTATTTAAATACATCCTCCCAGTTACCTTGGGTACTTGCCTTAGCATACTCGGTAGCACGGTTTTCAAAAAAGTTGGTATGCTCAACTGCGTTGACTTGCATGTCAATCCAAGGTAAAGGGTTATCTGTACTATGAAATATTTTCTTCATACCGATACCTAATAACCTTCTGTCAGCAATATATCTAATATATTCCTTGACTTCTTTTGCTGTCAAATCTGGTATATCTGCTTTATCAAAACAAATATCAATAAAGTTATCTTCTAACTCTACTGTCTTTTCTGCAGCACAATATATTTCGTATTTTAACTTATCAGTCCATAACTCGGGATTCTCCGAAATGAAAGTTCTGAATAGTTTTGACAATCCTTCAACATGTAAAGATTCATCACGAATACTCCATGTAACAATTTGTCCCATTCCTTTCATTAGATTATGCCTAGGGTAGTTAAGAAGAATAGCAAAGCTACTAAATAACTGTACTCCTTCTGTAAATGCACTATATACTGCCATTGTCTTTGCCATATCATATGGAGTGTTCATACTGAAATCTTGTAGATATTCATGTTTCTCCATCATAGCATTGATATCAAAAAACTCTTGGTACATATCTTCTGATTTACCTAAAGTTTCTAGAAGAAGGGAATATGCTTCTTGGTGTACTGCTTCCATAGCAGCGTAACTAACTAACATCATTCTTACTTCTGGTTGTTTAAATGTAGGTAAGTAATGGTGGGCATAGCCGCCACATACATCTACATCTGCTTGAGTGAAAAACTTAAAGATATTGTCTAGCAATGTCCTTTCGCCTTCACTTAGTTTTTCTTTATAATCCTTTATATCATCTTGTAGGGTTACTTCTTCAGGTAACCAATGCATTTGCTGTTGTTTTTTATAGTTTTCAAATGCCCAAGGATATTGAAAAGGTTTATAGTATTCTCTTTCTTTTAATAAACTCATTTATCCCTCACAACTTAAACAATCTGCTTGTTCAAATATTATTTCTCGCTTAGCTTGATTAGATACATTATCAGCTCTACTGATAGCTTCACTTCTCAAGTAATACAATGTTTTTAAGTTTTTTGCCCATGCCAACATATGTACATTGTGCAAATCTCCCTTGTTTACATCAGGAGGGAAGAATAGATTTACACTTTGTGACTGACATATAAATTCCTGTCTTGCACTAGCGTGTTCTATTACCCATGCCTGATTTATTTCTACTGCTGTTTTGAAAGTGTCTTTCTCCCAGTCATCTAACTGAGGAATATGTTGTACACTTCCTTTGTTCGCAACAATACTACTCCAAGTTTCCTCATCATTAATGCCATACTTATCTAAAACTTTTTCTAGGAATTTATTCTTTACTAGATTACTTCCTGATTTAGTTTTTTGAGTATAAGCATTTGCTCTATAAGGTTCTATACTTGGACTGGTATTGCCACAAATAATACTAGAGCTAGCATTAGGTGCTATAGCTAATAGATGAGCGTTCCTTACGGAAGCGGTATCATCATCAGGACAAGCCCCTCTTTCTACTGCTAATTCTCTAGTTGTTCTTTCTGCACTTTCTTTGATATGCTTAAACATATCATAGTTAGTTGCTGATGCCATTGGATTGTCAAAAGGTATTCCTTGTTTTTGTAAATACGCATGGAAACCCATAGCACCTAGTCCAATACTCCTCTCCCTTTGAGCACTGAACTTAGCTCTTTCAAGTTCGTCTGGAGCATTGTCTATAAAAGAAGTTAAAACATTGTCTAACATTCTTACTAAGTCAGGTATGAAAGCAGGGATATGTTTCCACTGGTCATAGTACTCTAAATTTACACTTGATAAGCAGCATACTGCGGTTCTTTCTTCGTCTGTTGCAAGAGTAATTTCTGAACACAGGTTGCTGTGATGGACTCTAAGTCCTTTTCTTTTCTGAAAGTCAGGTAGTTCCGAATTGACTGCATCTTCGAACATTACATACGGTTCTCCTGTTTCCATTCTATTTTGCAATATCTTTACCCATAATGCCCTAGCAGATACCGTTTTCTTTACTTGCTGAGAGTGAGGGTCAACCAAATCCCAGCTATCATCGAAGTCGGGATACTTAGTTGCGTTGTGTATCCGCTCCATGAAAGCATCAGATATAACGATCCCGTGGTGAAGATTAGTACACTTACGGTTGATATCGCCGCCTGTAGGTTTTCTAACATCTAAAAATTCCTCTATTTCGGGGTGGCTAATATGTAGATAAGAAGCATAACTACCTCGTCTTGTAACTCCTTGTGAAAAAGCAAGCATTTCTGCATCTACTACTTTCATAAAAGGAACAACACCTGTACTCTCAGAACCTTTAGATGTCTTTGTGCCAGATGCACGAACATCACTCCAACTGCCACCAATACCACCACCAAATGATGATAAGAAAGCATTTTCTGTGTAGTGTCCTGTTATTCCTTCTCTACTATCGTCCACATAATTTAAAAAGCAACTAATCGGGAGCCCCCTCCTAGTGCCGCCATTTGATAATACAGGAGTTGCAAACATAAACCATAACTTACTTACATAATCATATAGTCTTTGTGCATGAGCCTCATCATCTGCAAAAGCCATTGCAGCACGCGCAAAAGCTTCTTGAGGTGAAGTTTCATCACCTACCATATATCTATCTTTTAAAGTTGCCTGTGCAAAGTCATCTAAAAGACTATCTTTACTAAAATCAATTTTTACTGACATAATTCTCCACTAATCCTATAATCTCTTGTGAATGTCCTAGCACTGCTGCATCGACATCCCATGTTAAGTCCATGAGTTTTATACCCCTTTCTAGTCCTTCCATTCCAAACTCATTTAAGTTTTGCATGAATTTATACTTTCCATCAAGAGGTAAACTCGCCATAATATCAAAAACGTCTCCATATTGCTGTATTAATTGAGTGGCACGCTTTGGGCCTACTCCATCAACTCCTGGAACGTTATCTCCCTTATCTCCAGTTAAGCACTTATAAGTTAGAAAATACTCAGGTTCAAACTCGTAATGCTCATCCCATGTCATAAGGGTTGTTTCTTTTCTAGTGACTGTTGAAAATCTACTTATATGTTCATCAATAAGTAAATCCCAGTCTTTATCAGAGGAAATCATCCATATATTTTCAATACCTAGATTCTCTCTGTTTTGACAGATAAGAGCAGCTATATCATCAGCTTCTACGCCTGCATATTTAAGCGTAAGGTATCCCTTATACTTTAAAGTATTCATAGTAACTTGGAACTCGGCTAAGAATTCTTGGAACTCTTGTTCCTCTTTCTCAGTCTGTTCTTTATATCTCTCTTTTCTGTTTGCTTTGTACTCAGGGTCTATGGATTTACGGTAATTACTACCACCATCTCCTAGTACTACGATTTCTCCGCAATTATAAGACTTTGCTAAAGACTGTACAGTCCTTACATAGTCATGCTCAAAATCTAATTTGTTTTGATGTTTCCATCTAAATGCCAGGTTAAGCCCATCAACTATTAATAAGTTCCCATTCGGGGTCGGCTTTCCATGGCTCGTAAACGTTATCGCCATTTGTAAACTCCATGTTTTGTGTTTCGAAAAATTTTTCGGCAAAGGTGACATAACACCCTAACCAGTTTATATACATATGTTTTTTGTAACATGGCTTTCTTGTCGTTGCCACGTACCATTGTGAGTGATTCTCTTTAAATATAAGTAAAGGTTCTTGTTGCATCTGTTCTGCTTGTTTAACAAGTTTACTCCACCAACCCACAAAGGTATTACTCTTTTGAGTAAATATTTTATGATTAAATGCCATATCTCTATAGAACTTAACCTCTATTGTAAACAGGTTATGTTTGTGCGGTACCATTAAGTCTCCTTTAATTTTACCACTACCAGAGCCAGGAGTTTGCACAAAAGGCTCTCCTACTATTCTAGTCAACATCTCTGCTACTTTTAATTCTGCGTTATTTCCTTTCTGTCTACTATTAACCATTAAGCAACCTCTCCAACTCAGTGTAGCCGCCAATTGGTTTATCATCAACTACTATCTGAGGAAAGGTTCTTGCTGTGGGAAATAGTTCCCTAACGTCTGCTGCACTATAATGTGCTCCCATCATCTTATACTCTACCTCATGCACTTTATCACTATGCTCAGCTAAAAACTTAGCCTTACTGCAATAAGTACAATTAGGTATACTATAAATTTCTACTTTCATTTTATCTCCAAAATATTATATATTATAACAAATTTTAAGTTGCATGTCAAGATATAAATTATCCTTCCAGGTAACTAATATTTTCATCTTTAGTTATTTCTATCTTTTCTAGTAATGGATGAGTCCAACCATGTGATACCATATAAGTATTTAGGTTTTCTTCTTTTAATAGTACTTCCACTACTTTCTCTTTTCCGACTTCGTCTAACGCTTGGTTTACTTCGTCAAGGAAAAGAACATTAATTTGACTTCTACTAATTGAAGCCATAAGTTTTCGTATTGCAACTAATGTTGCTATGTTAACTCTAGCTAACTCGCCGCTAGAAAGAGCCAAAATGTCAATAATATTGCCGTTATCTGAGACTTCCACATTTAATTTATCATTCTCCACTACAAAGTTAATTGCAAATCTACCATCACTAAATTCTGCAAGGTAGTCGTTTGTTAATATTTCTAATTCTTTTACTAAAGATTCTATCTTGTATGCGAGGAGTCCATTTGTTGAGAAAGCTTTTTTAAGCGTTTCAAGTATCGCCAAGTTGCTTTCCGACTTCTCAAGAGTAGACTTATGGACATCAAGCTCTGATTGAAATTGCTCAGTCTGTTCGAGTATGATACCAATTCTAGTATTATGTCTTTCTCGTCTTTCATTTTCATCAATTACCTTTTGGAGTTCTTCTCTCTCTTCCATAATCTTTTGACGGAGGTCAACAATTTTTGTCTCCAAGTCGTCTTTGTTTGTAACTGTACTCGGGAGTTTGTTGTCAATACTCCTGTAGAGGTTTTCCCAATCTTGGATTGTTTTACCTGCGTTCCTATGTATCTCATTTGCTTCCTCTATTTCTTTTAATAAGCCTTGGTCTTTTTGTGCAAATACTTCGCACTGTTCTAATCGTTCACGGTGTTCTTTTAACATTCTCTCTACAAACTCTGTATCAATTTCACTACCACAAGTAGGACAATCCATATCTTCTAGTTTTGTTAAATCCTCATACTTTTTAATCATGGTGTTTTCAAACATCTTCTCTGAACGCCAAGCTCCCATTGCTTGTAGTTTCTGAGAGGTATCTTGTAGTTCTGGATGCAATGCTAACAAACGTTTTGCTTCGTGAAGGTCTATATCTTTTAACTGTTTCTTCAGAATTTCATTAGTATTTATTTTTTTATTTGATTCTGAAATATTTTCTAAATCTCTTGAATAAGAACGTAAAAGTTTCTGATTCTCTTCCGACTCAAATGGTAAATCCATTTTGGAAAGTATGTTTGTATCTTCGAGAATATTATCTGATAACCATTTCTCAATTGTTGCAATTTTCGCATTGCTAGTAGTAATATCGCTAGAAGCAGTACGAACCGCTTCTTTAAATACTTCAAAGTAAGCAACGTAATCATCTAGTTTTAATAAATCAATTAAGAACTTTTTACGGTTAGTATCTGTGGCAGTTAAGAACTGCAAAGATGCGTTTGTATTTTGATAAACCAACTGTGAAAAAGTCTTGAAGTCTATTCCTAATATATTTCCCAATGTCTTGTATGTATTTGACGCTGTGTGGGAAGATATATCTTCTCCCTCCTTTGTCAGCTTACATTTTAATGTAGCACGCCTTGATACACTAATAGTATATAAGTTGCTATCGACAGAAAAGTCAAGACTGATGTCATACCCTTTTCCAATGTATCTATTCGCGATGTCTGCTTTTTTAACATTTTTACTATTTTTATTAAATAAAACTTCCTCTAAAATAAGGGGAATAGAGGATTTTCCCACTCCGTTTGTGCCTACTAATTGCGTAAGAGTAGACTTGCTTAAGTCTATCTCATTATTTTCGCCATATGAAAAGCAATTATCCCACTTCAACTTCTGAAGAATAATCATTAAACACTCCTATAATTTGTTTTGTTTTATTGTCGTCAAGACTTAATATTTCTTGTAGATATTTTACTAGTTCATCTGACATGGATAAATCTCCACTTAAATCTAATCGTGCATCTACTTGTCTTGTTACTACTTTTTTATCAAGAAGTTCTGAGTTTTTAACTTTTGCTAAATCCTGCACATCTCCTGTAACTTCGTATATTGTATGATGAAACTCTGTTTGTGTCATATCCGCTGGGTCTTCGATAGTCTTCCTTAATAATTGTGGTAAGTTAAACTCGTACCATGTCCAATCCCTATCTCCATCTGTACTTCCGTCACCATATTCATATCCATCATCAATAATTAGATAACCTGTCTTTACAATATTTCTATGAAATGATGTAGTCATTGGACTGCCTGGATATACAATATTTCTTTGAGTATTCTCGTGAGCATGTAAGTCTCCTGCAAATACAGTCTCAAACTTATCAAATCTTTCTAGTTCTACTTCGGGCATAACATGAGGAGGTATCTCGCCTCTTACATGAGTAAATAGGTATGTTGCATCTATAGATTCTATACTACCTTTTTTGTGTAAATCTGCATACGGAAGAATTGCCCAATCATCTTCATAGTATGTATCTGTAATAACCTTAACATGAGGGTTAAGTTCAGTTGTTACTCTCTTTAAGTTGTCAAAGAAAGTTTTGTTCTTTCTAGTGGCTTCATGGTTGCCATCATAGATAATTGTTCTTACTTGTGTTCTTTTAACAAAGTCAAAATATAAAGTAAGTTCGTCCATAGAAGGGACTCGATCAAACAAGTCCCCGCCTATGATATGAAGATCAACTTCATGATTATCTACTGCTTCCTGCACTTGTTCAAAGAACATTTGATAGCGTGAGCAAGCCCATGCTACAGGTACGTTCTTTTGTCCAAGTTTAATATGCCAGTCTGCTGTAAATAAAATCATCCTAATAGTTCATCCCCAGGTGTCCATTCACACCCTGTTAATCCACCTGCTTTAATGCCTTGCAAAGTTCTAAGAACTTCATGAGCATTTCTGCCTGTGTCAAGTGCGTTAACACTTACATGTTGTATTATATCATTTCTGTCAATGATAAAAGTAGCTCTATAACATACTCCTACTTCTTCATGAACTATTCCTAGTTTAGAAGATAGTCCTAAGCCACAGTCTGCAGCCAAAGAGTGTTGTATGTTTCCAATGAGTTCATTATCTTGTTTCCAAGCTAATTTACAAAACTCATTATCACCACTGATACCAATAACATTAGCTTCCTCTACTAACATATCCATTCCCGCAATTTCTGTTGGGCATATGAAAGTAAAGTCTTTTGGATAGAAGTATATAACTGTGTAATCTTTTTTCAAAGGTTCGTACTGTTCTGTGACAGATACGGGTACAAAGTTATTATCTTTGTCTACACCCTGCAGTGTAAAGGCAGGGAACTTCTCTCCAACGCCTATCATGATACGTCAAACTCGCTAGAAATATCTTCTGAAACTTCTGAAGAACCTTCATTTTGAATTTCTCTTAGTAACGCTAGTTGAGCATCAGCAGTTGGTCTAACAAGTACTTCGTCCATAGACTTAAGGTCTTTAACTAAAGCTTGTTCCCACTCTTCTAATTCTCTTGGTTTACATTTTAAAACTGCTAACTGATATTCCACATTAAATACCTGTGGTCCAGTTTTCTTTCTTTTAAAATATATGTCGTAACCAGTTGTATAATCGGTTGGGTCTCCCAACTCTTCCATAGCAACTAGTATTTGGTCAAACAATTTTCTTTTTAAGTTTAACACTTTGATAGACTTGTCTGAATAGTCTATACATTGAACCGCATAAGACCAACCACACTTTAAGTCTGGATAAAAGTCTTTTACATGGTCTGGTTCAACATTTGTGAAGGCTTCTGAATTTCTGTCGAATGACAAACACTCCATAGGAATGTTTTTGTTGTTCTTGCCTTTGACCCAGTAAACGTATCTCGGTAATAAATCACCAACAAGTCTTACATGATGGTCTTCTCCACTCGCATAGTTATATGTTACGATGGAATTTTTTTGGGCTGAGCCCTTTGTTGTATTAAAGCCAATAGCCATAATATTCTCCTATAATGTCTCCTCGAACTTAAAGTGAATCCTTTTATCTTTAATTTCAAGCAGTCTGTTTTTATTAATAATATCTTCTGATATTGGACATACCAGAAGGTCTAGTGTGGTGTCTTTGTTTTGAACATACTCATAGTAGTTTCTGAATGACGCGACACCTGCATATTCAGCTACCTCTTTGTCAGAGTATGTTCTACCAACGTCAAGTAATTCCTGGGGATTAAGTAGGAAAGACTTGCCGCCAAAATTATACTGATAAAATTTAAACGTTTTATCGTGATAATTTTTAGGGTGTATCTTAAATGTAATAATTCTAAGTATTGTAATTATGTCAGCGACATTGCCGTTGCTTGCTTTTACAATCCTATTCCAATTAAATAATAACATATTATATCAAAATTTTGAGTTCTTGTCAAGAACTATTTTCCAGTAGGTTTCGTAATAGACTGTTCAGAAGGTTTTTGCAAACTTTCTGCATATTCACCGCTAATCGTAGCGTGTACTCCTTGTTGAGCCATTTGTATCATATTTCCGTGATATACGTAGCTTCCACAATGGCTAAGTTCAATAAATGGGAGAGTCCATATATCAATACCATTCTTTCTAGCTGTCTCACAGAACATGTAATCTTCACTTAGATATCTGTTTTGTTCATTTATAATACAGTCAAAGAAAGCTGTTATCTGCTCTCCTGGAGCAAACTCTCCTTCTCTTATATGGTCTGGAGTATATTTTCTTTCTGGCATTGTTGGTTCAAGAGTTTCAAATACGCTTCTGTGTATCATCATAAATCCTGTACCACCTTCTTGTACTTTTACAGGTTCATATACTGGAACTTGATTGTTTTCATACTCACCAGGCAAAGGATTAAATACCATATCACCTGCTACTTTTTCTAGTCCCATAGGGTTGTTATCAAAGTTACCACTTTTTGCAGCATGTAATACTTTTTCCCATGCTATAGTTTTCTTTGGGTAAAGCCCTGTCATTATTTTATACTGTTCTGGATTGTCTGCCATTAAATGCCACATATACATTAAATCCATATCTGACCAAGCAATATCGCTATCTATAAATAATAAATAATCACAATCACTTTTTAAAAAATTAGCAACACAATAGTTTCTTGCTCTAGTAATTAAACTTTCATTGAATAAATAATATAACTGTAAGTGTAGTCCTTGATTCATACAAGTACTGACAGTCTGCATTAGACTTCTAGTATAAAATCCATGGCACATTCCTCCATACATTGGTGTACCTAAAAACACTTTTGTTTTTCTCATTGCTTCAATATTTAATTGTATTTGTTGTTCACTCATAATACTTTTACCTCATATCCTTCTCTTATATAAAAGCCCATTCTAGCACTTGCTTGACGAGCTGCTGTTTTTCCTTTTAAATTGATATCCACAATTATTGGTTGCTTCTTACCTTCCTTTTTTCTTATTACCCTACCAATTAACTGTGTTAATAACGGGTCATTATTAACAGGTGTACCTAGTACTAAACAACTTAAATCATCTAAAGATATTCCTTCTGAGAATATAGATTGCGTACCAAATAATATATCTTT